GACCGAGGTCGATGTGGCGACCGAGACGAGCTGGACCGACGGCGGCGGCGCCGACACGTTCGACGTTTATCTATCGACCGACGATACGATCGACGCCGGCGACCTGGTCAGTGACGACCAGGCGGCCGCCAGCTACGATCCGCCGACGAATCTACTGGCCGGGACGACCTATTACTGGCGCATCGATTCGACCAACGGCGGCGGCACGACGACCGGCACCGTCTGGAGTTTCACCACCCGGATCCAGCCGGCCGTGGTCTATTTCTCGACGCCGACCGGGACCACCACGGCGGTCCAGGGCGTCCTGGCGACCCTGCCGGCGCACTGGCCGGTGTCCGAGCGGCTGGAATGGAATACGGGAATCCTGACGGCCGCCGACGGCAGCGAGCAGCGGCTGGCCCGCCGCCGACCCCCACGCCAGATGATCACCTATGAGTGGGTCTGCCGCGACCGGACGCAGAGCCAGATACTGGAGACGATCCTGCACCGTTGGCTGCATCGCTCCTGGTTCGTGCCGATCTGGCCGGAGGCCGAGCGGCGGGCCGCCGCCCTGACGGCCGGGGCCACCGAGATCGCCATCGATACGCGCTACGCCGATTTTCGCGCGGCCAGTCGGGCGGTGGTCTATTCCGATCCGGACCACGCCGAGGTGGTGCGGATCGCCAGTAAGACCGACGACGCCCTGACGATCGCCCCGGCCCTGGCCGGCACCTACCCGGCCGGCCAGTGGGTGATGCCCTGCCGATTGGGCTATCCGATCGCGCCGGCGATTCGCCAGCGCTACACCGGCGGCGGCGCCCTGGTCGAATTGACCTACGCGGTGACGGATAACACCATCGTCACCGGCCACACCGCCGCCCTGAGCTATGGCGGCTACGAGGTCGTGACCGACCCCGCCTGGCTGACCGAGGAGGTATTCGGCGAGCGTTACGACGGCGGTGTCACGATCGTCGATTCGGGCCTGGGCAATCTGAAACTGGCGCCCGGATCGCGGCACTTCAATATCGTTACCCAGGACTACGGGCGCCGCCACGCCGACAAGGCCGCCGCCTGGGCGACGCGGCAATGGCTGCACGCGATCAACGGGCGGCAGACGGCGTTTTTGGTCCCGACGTTCCAGGCCGATTTTCTATTGACGCGGGCCGTCGCCCCGGCGGACGTGACGATTTATGTCGCCAATCGCGGCCGGGCGGCCCGGATGGGTGTAAACGCATTGCGAACCTACCTGGCGTTCCGCCCGGTCGACGCTACGCTGATCCCGCGGCAGATCACCGGTATGGCCACGATCAGTACCAGTGAGGAGACGATGACCCTGGCGGCGGCGCCCGGGGCCGCCTTCGCCGCCGGCACGACCCTCTGCTGGGTGGACCTCTGCCGGCTGGCCAGTGATACGGCCGAGTTCCAATGGCACGCCCCCGGCCGCAGCCTCTGTGATCTACCCCTGGTGAGGGTGACGCAATGACGATCTGGGCCGATGAAATCTCCGTCGCCGCCAGCCAGCCGATCGAGCTGATCGATATGGTCTGCGGCCTGGTCCACTGGCGCCAATGCTCCGGGCCCGTCTCGACCGACTACGGCGGGTATACCTATACCGCCATCGAGGGCCTGACGCTCGGGGAGATCGAGGACGATACATCGTTCCTGCGTCAGTGCCTGGAGATCACTACCGACTGGTCCAATCCGTTCGTGCGGCAGTACCCCGGCACGCCGCCCGAGGGCCTGGTGACGATTACCGTCTATCGCTTGCAGGGCGACGAGTCCTCCACCTGGTGGAGCGGCTACGTCGCCGCCGTCCGCCGCCAGGCCGACCGCAGCGCGACCATCAAGTGCACCGCCTCCCGCGCTGAACTCGGCACCGGGGCGATGTGCCTGCGCGTCAGTCGGCAGTGCCAGGTGCCGGTGTACTCGGAACTCTGCGCCGTGACGCAATCGGCCTACGAGGTCGTCGGCGTCGTCGATTCGGTCGACGGCGACACCATCACATCCAGTACGTTCGCCGATTACGAAGACGACTATTTCACCGGCGGACCCATCGACCTCGGCGGCTACCAGCGCATGATCGTCAGTCACACCGGTATTACCGCGATCCTCTCGACGCCCGTGCCCGGCCTGGCGGTGCTCATGCCCTGGACGGCGGCCCCCGGCTGCGACCACACGATCGCCACCTGCGTGACGCGCTTCGCGAACTGGGCCAACTATCGCGGCTTCACCAATCTGGCCGAGCAGTCGCCGTTCCGAACGGGGGTGCTTTGATATGTTCTACTGGATATTTATCCAGGCGTTGAAGGTCCTTTTCGTGATGGCCCTGGCCTCGGCGCTGAGGCCGAAGCCGCCGAAGCCGCCGAGTTCGTCGCTCGACGATATCCAAATTGCCACCACCGGCGAGGGCCAACCGTTCGGCATTGTATTCGGCATCCCGGCCCGCATTCGCCACACGCATATGATCTGGTACGGCAATCTCAATACCGAGCTGAAGTATTTCAGCGGCCAGCCGGTGGCGACGTTCTACCGGCTCTCGATGCTCCTGGTGCTCAGTCGGAGCGGCGTCGACGGCGTCCAGCAGATTTGGTATAAGGACAAGTGCATCTGGCCGACCCTCGAGGATAGCACCGCCTCGGCCGACGATGACACCACGGCGGTGACGATCGACGCCCGCCACTGCTTCGGCGGCTGGCGGCGCGACGGGGGGATCTCCGGGTCGGCCACCGTCTTTTACGGCGCCCCGGACCAGGCGGTTAGTGACGAGCTGTTTTACGTCCACTCTTGCGTGCGCGGCTACGCCACGTCGGATGAACGCCACATCTCACCGCCCTGGACCAAGATCACCTGCGCGGTGTTCGCCGACTACGACGACGATTATTTCACCGGTGGAACGCTGCTGATCAACGGTGAGACCTCGGCGATCACCGCCCACACCACCGACACTGTAACCATCAATCGCCACATCGGCATTATCGAGTGGTACGCCACCGGTCTGGTGGGCGGCCACCCGTTCGAAGCGATGCCGCCGGCCAGGCCAGCGCTAGAGATATCGGCCAATCGCGGGGTCCTCTCGCTCTGGTTTGACGATGTGTACTGGGGCATATCGCCCGTCCTGGGCGATGTGAGCGTCGTGCTGAAAGCGACGCAGCAACTGACCGACTGCACCGAGCAATGGTACGTGGCGAAGGCCGATATCAACGGCGGCCTGAACCCCGCGCACATCCTGCGCCAATGCCTCAGCGATTCGACGTGGGGCGAGGGTCACGCCGCCGGCGACTTCGGCACCAGTTGGGCCACGGTGGCCGATACGCTCTATACCGAGGATTTCGGCCTGTCGTTTCACTACGCTCCGGAGCCGGGCAACCTGCAGGAATTCGTCGAGCTGATCGAGCAGCACATCGACGGCTACCTCTGGCGCGACCGCACCACGGGTAAGATCGAGATCGGCCTGGCCCGCGCCGATTACGCGATCGGCGATCTGGAGGTCTTCGACGAGGGCGACTTCGAAATCATCGACTGCCCCACGCCCGCCTGGGGCAATGTCACCGGCCGCGTGGTGCTGCGCTACGGCAATCGCTATTGGCCCGACTCGCCCAAGACGGTGACGTATGATGATGTCGCCGTGCAGGCCAAGCAACTCGGACGCGTGGTCGAGCAGTTCGTCGATCGCCCCGGCATCTTCGACGATGCCCTGGCCGCCACCGTCGTCAATCGCCTGGGCCGCCAACTATGCCGCCTGACCACGCCGATCACCCTGCGGGCCAAGCGGACGATGGGCGGGCTGCATCGCGGCTCGGTGGTCAAGATCACCTACGACGATCCCGACCTGACGATCACCTCGATGGTCATCCGCGTGACGAGTATCAACTATGGCAAACTGGGCGCCGACTACGTCGAGATCGAGGCGGTCGAAGATGTCTGGTCGACGGCGTACAGTATTTACGGCACACCCCCGGCCAACGGCTGGGTGCAGCCCTACACGGCGCCCGATGCCCCTGCTGAGGTCGACGGCGAGCTGGCCGGGGCCCCGACGATCGAGAGTGCCTCGTGCGGGATCGGCACGACGGGTGCGGCCGCCGGCGCCCCGACGATCGCGGGCACGTGCAGTACCCCGGAAGTGAGTTCGCCATCGGCCAGTCCATCGCACAGCGTCTCGTCGTCCGAATCGGCCAGTGTCTCGGCCTCCGAATCGTCGAGTGCGTCACCGTCGGGGCCGAGCAGTTCGGTTTCGTCGAGCGAATCGGCCTCCGAATCCTCGAGCGCGTCGGCCTCCGAATCGGCCAGCGAATCGGCCAGCGCATCGCCGTCGGAATCATCGAGCGCGTCACCATCCGGGCCCAGCAGTTCCGAATCGTCCAGTGCCTCGGCCTCCGAATCGTCGAGTGCGTCCCCGTCGGGGCCCAGCAGTTCGGCATCGTCGAGCGAATCGGCCTCCGAATCCTCGAGCGTGTCGGCCTCCGAATCGGCCAGCGAATCAGCGAGCGCATCGTCGTCGGAATCATCGAGCGCGTCACCATCCGGGCCCAGCAGTTCCGAATCGGCCAGTGCCTCGGCATCCGAATCCTCGAGTGCGTCACCGTCGGGGCCCAGCAGTTCGGCATCGTCGAGCGAATCAGCCAGTGCATCGGCTAGCGAATCGCCGAGCGAATCGGCCAGCGCATCGTCGTCCGAATCATCGAGCGCGTCACCATCCGGGCCCAGCAGTTCCGAATCGGCCAGTGCCTCGGCCTCCGAATCCTCGAGCGTTTCGTCGTCGGAATCAGCGTGACCGGTGGCCGGCGCTAGAGAACAACCACTAGGGCAGCTTGAAGGGACATTATCATGGCAGCAGAAACCGGAGCCTTTTGCACCGAGGGCCTGCAGTACATCATGGAGGCGGCTTTCAGCGAGGAACAGACCCCGCCGGCGAATTTCTACGTGCTTCTAGTGACCGATGCCGCCGTCGCCGTGGGCCAGAACCTCGCCGGCCTGACGGAACTGAGCGGCAACGGCTACGCCCGCGTGGCCGTCGCGAGCAACGATACCGACCTGACCGGTGCAACCGACGGCGCTGCCGGCTGGCAACTGACCACCAAAGAGGTGACATTCACCGCCGACGGCGGGGCATGGTCGACGGCCAAACATGCGTGTCTGGCCACCACGACTGACGACGCGGGTAAGCTGATCGGCTACATGGAGATCAACGGCGCCACCGGGTGGACCCTGGCCGACGGTCAGCACATCGATATCGCCATGGTTCTGATCCAGCCGGTTCCGGCGTAACCGTTCATCCCCCGAGGACGCAATGATGGAAGACAGCGAGCGCTACACCGAAATATGCAAGCATGAGTTCGCCGAACTCAAGGCAGGGAATACCGAGATCCTAAATGTGCTCAAGGGGACCAACGGATCTATCGGCCTCTGCGAGCGGGTGCGCGCCAATGAGCGGTTCCGCGCGATGATCGTCCGCATCGTCGGCGTTATCGGGGGCGCGGTCCTGATCCAGGTGATCCTGGCGGTCGTCCAGTGGTTCCGGGCCGGGCCGCCGCCGCCTTAGAGAGATGAGGAGGCAAGTGATATGGACGCCGACGCAATTACCGAGCAAGCCGTGGCCCGCCGCAAGGTGTTGGCCGATCTAATGCACGAACTGCTGGACATGCAGGGCGACGGGGCCCAATTGGAGGCCCGCCTAGCCGCCTGGACGAAGCGCTGGACGGCCGCCTATTGCGAAATAGACGATGCGTTGGATGCCGAATGATTGGCCATATAATCGACGAACGACCAGTGAAAGTACGCGTTTACCGCCCAACTGCACTGGAATTCACTCATCTCGTATTGCATGGCTTCTTGAACATCCGTGATGACTGATCGAAAAGGTTCCCATGCCTTTGCATATTGATCGGCCGGGAAACACTGGGTAAAGTCAACACCGGTGCGGGGCGCATCAGCCAGGATAAGCCGCCGCCATAATTCCTCGCCCACGGTATTATATTTTTCTGAAAAAGCCATACACACTCCTTTTCCATTTCACGGCTCACAAATCGATCGTCACACCGCCGAAGCGTTCCCTGTATATAGGTCGCCCCTGGAGCGGCAGTTGTAGGGTTACTCCCCGAACAGTTGGTGGCGCTGATGCGGGGTCAGTTGGTGCCGGCGATGGCTGACGATCCAGCCGGTGGTGACGCCCAGGCCGAACAGGGCGACGGCGGCGACGATGGCGGCGGCGATGAGTTGGCTGGTCATGATCATGGTACGCTCCCTTCGCTTGAGTTTGCAGGTTTCTGTTTCAATCCGATCTCTATCATGCGGCGGGCGAATTCGCTGCGGCCGATATCCTCACCGGTCCGTTTGCGCAGCGCCGTCGCCGCCGCCTCGATCCGGTCCGCCAGAGCCGGCGGAATCCGTAATAGCATCGCTTTGTTCTCGGCCATCGTCACTCCGTTTTCAATGGTCTCTATCTCTCAGTCGATCCAGATCAGCGCGCTAAACAGGGCGGCGATCAGGGCCAGCGTGGCGGCGATCCGCCAGGATGGAATCCGTCTGCCTCTATAGGTCAGCATCATTTTACAGCCCTCCGCTATCTCGGATGGCCCCGCCCGGCGCGGCGGATGGCGCCCCGAGGCGCGCGGGCGGGACCGGGGAATGTTACTGCTTCGGCTCGGCCGCGGCGATAGCGGCGTGGGCCTCCACGGATCCGGAATCGTCCCAGATGCGAATCAGCCCGGCCTTGGTAGTGCGGTCATACTCGATCACGTCGGCAGGGTCCACGAGCCGGGAATGAGTTTCGCTCGGGTGGTCGGTGACAAAATGCACCCGCCAGCGTTCGAGGCCGTTGGTGGCGGGATCCTCGAACTGGCGCAGATCGGCCGCACCCTCGAGATGCAGTTTCGTAATTGGGTCTTGGTAGACATTGATAAGCGTGTGCGGTTTCATGGCGGTTTCCCTTTCATCCGGCCCCGGGGGGCATTAACGTGTATACTCTATATATAGATATACGCGGTATACACAGATATGTCAACGAAAAAATGGGGGAAAATCAGCCTCCGTCCGAAAAATACATAATTCTCCGCGGATTGCGCTTGACAATTCGGGGGTCCGGCCGTATGTAGGGGACAGTTAAAAGACATAGACGGTGGAGTCTGAAATGGAGTATAGATCACACACCCTTGAAAACACGCGGCGGCGGGGCGATATGGATCGTTTCAGCCGCCCCCTGCAGTTCATCCTGGGCGCCCCTCCATCGCAACGTGGCTCCACCACCTATCCGACCAAGGGCGCCCATTTTTTCGACACCCACCCGCAGATCCACGGCACGGATGCCGACCGTGGCACGGACGCCAAAACCTACTTACATCCTTGTGACCGGCCGGGGGCGGGGGCCGTGATACCCGCCCCCCCAGCCGGCCCCGCAGCCGGACCCGTGGAGGTCGTATGGCGATACGAGAGTTTTTCGTTATCGAGCAAACCGAATGCCCGTATTGTGGGCCGCCGGCGGCCGATGGTTCGGCCGGCTTTTGCAGCTATTGCCTGGGCGCCGGCCACACGGTGCGGCAAACCACGCTGGGCGAGGCCCTCGAGGCCCTCGGCCTCTTCGATATCCTCGCCCGCCTCAACCAAGAACCAGCCGCCGCAGCGCCTGAGTGGGCGCCTGAGCGGACGTAAGAGCTTTTCATCACCCTCCTCCGAAACCGGGTCGGACCCCCGTGGTTTGCCCGGTTTTTTTGATAATTCCAGGCCCGGCCGTAAGTCTCGCTTCCTCTCCCTCCGCACCGGCCGGGCCTTTATCGAAACATTTTCAGAATCCTTACAGTGGATGGCGTGTGGGCAGATGGCGGCCGGGGGTTTGCGGTGGGGGCGAGCGGTTCGGCATTGGGCCGCATCGCCCCGAACCGAGGCCCCCGCGCCGTCGCCCTGCCGAACGGTAGGGGCGACGCATGCGTCGCCCGAAGGTCAGAAGGAAAATCGCAAAGAGCACCCGGGGCGCTTGACCGGGAACCTTAGCCAGAAAGGACAGGACTATGATAAAAGTAGAGCTAGGCAAGACGTATCGGGACACGGTCAGCGGGTACGAGGGGGTGGCGGTCTGCAGAGGCGAGTGGCTGCACGAATGCATTCGCATCAGTCTGCAGGCGCCGGTCGGGGCCGACGGCAAGCTTCCGGAGCTGGCCTGCTTCGACGAGGGACAACTGGAGCCGTGCCCCGCCAAGGCCCTCCGCCACGCAAAGGACAAACCCGTCGGTGGCCCAGCGCTCGCCCCCCCATCTCGGCAGAGCAACAGCCCCCGGGGCGATTGACCGGGATTAATTGCAGCGTGGAGCAGTCCGGTCAGCTCACCTGGCCCATAACCAGGAGGTCGCAGGTTCGAATCCTGCCGCTGCTATTTATTGGCCCCAAGGGGCCGCCCGGCCTAGTGCCGGGACCGTCGCGC